GGACATATGGGTGAAGTATCAACTCAACCAACTATGCCAGTTCAAGAGCAAAAGATACCTGATGCCAGAATGCAAACTGCTGGACATTCAGAAGAGCAACGATTTCATTTTGGTGAGCAATATCATTCTATTCAAGATATTTTACGCATATATAGACCGTTCCACAGTTTTAATCAGAATTCGTTGACTGGTGTTCCACCTGGTGATATAATATTTGAAACATCTTCTAATGCTATTTATCCATATGTGGGAGCTCTTTTTCCTGTTTATATGCCACTGCATAGTGGAATGTTTGCTAGATATGCCACTTGTTACTCTTTTTGGCGTGGCAGTTTGCGTTTTAAATTTATTTCTACACTTACAGATAAAGTTAAAACTCCCAGTGGTACGTTTACACCTTATCAACCAGATTCTGCTATGCGTTCAGTTGTTATGTATGATAGATCTAGTAGATGGGCAAATATAACTACTGGTGGGCAATGGGAATATGTTCAAGCTACCATTGCTCAGTATTTTTGCAACCAGCTTGCACCCTCCCTTGGTGAGCAAAATTTGATTGGACAACGCACTTATACTAGCGCTTTTAACAAAGATATTTTTCCATGGTATAATATGAATTTAGGCACAGGGGGTAATTCTGTTCCTTGTGCTATTTCTCATACTACCATGCCTATTTCTATTGCTGACCGATACGCTTCAGATCATACTATTGAAATTCCGTATAATTCGGAATATCCTGTATTGCGTACTTGGGATGCTCCGCCTTCTACTATTGCAGATGAGGCGGTTTATAATCCTGGATATATTTATTGCGGGATAATCACTGATGCCCCCAATGTTGCGGGTAATCCCCAAGGTTGGGCTGGTGGGATTGTTGCTATGGCAGCAGCCAGTGATGATTGGCGGTGCGGCGTGTTTGTTGGACACCATGCCGTGACTGCTTTGGGAGTAGTTACTCCAGGTTCAGGTGGTTCGTATGTTCCTCTGACTCCTGATAAATACCCTCAAGATTGATTTTTGCCGTTTCGAAAGTCTAGATTCGAGCCAGATACGACGTGTAGTACTTGGTCATTACGCTACCCTGCGGAAACAATGGGATGCTGTGCTGAGGTGCACGCCTGCCTGGAGCGATGTGACTGGCGGCCTTTTTATTATTATGTTTATGTATAAAATGTAGTTAGGAAATATTAGATTTTAAGCAATGCTTCTAATTTATTAGATACGCC